AAAAGATTTCTGAACAAAGAAGAGTTAAAAAGATTTATGATGATTCTAAAAATGATATTCAAATTGCTAAAATCAAAGTATCAAATTTAGAAAAAACTTCTTTAGACTTAGATAAACAAATTGAAACAGTAAACTCTAGAGAATTAAAAATAGATCTTACAAATATAAAAGAAGAATATTCAAATAAAATTGAAACATATAAAGAAGATATTAAAAAACTTACTACTTTGAATAATGATCAAAAGAATTATGAAATTGTTTCTAAGATGCTTTCTGAAGATGGTATTAAATCATACTTTTTCAAAATGCTTGTTCCAATTTTAAATAATAAGATTAATGAATACTTAAATTTATTCGATCTTCCTGTTGCAATTTCTTTTGATGAAACGATGCAAGAAACAATTTCAATCATAGGTTCTTCTGATAAAGATGTCTCCTACAATAGTTTTTCTGAAGGTGAAAAGAAAAGAATAGATATTGCAATTTTACTTTCTTTCATTAGCACTACAAAAACTATCTCAAATTGGAATTGTAATCTTTTAACATTCGATGAAATTTTAGATAGTGCCACAGACTTAAATGGATTGGAAAAAATGTTATCATCTATAAAACAACTAACTTTAAATGATAATCAACTATGCTCTTATGTAATTTCCCACAGAGATAGTTTCCAAGACATCTATTCGAGAATCATTAAAATCAAAAAGACAAACGGATTCTCAAAAATCGAGATTGATAAATAAGTATAGAAAAGAGGAACAAATGTATGGTAACCAAAAGAAAAAAGAAAGCTGGATATTTTAATAATGAAGAAATGTTGGAATTATTCATAGAAAGAAATAGACTAAGAGAAATTTCTGAAAAGTCTAAAGAAGAAACTTTACAACTCAAGAAAATAGAAAATAAGATTGGAATTCTATTTTTCAAAATCTCCGAAGGAATGTTACATAGACCAAATTTTTGTAACTATGATTCAGCAACAAAAGCAGAAATGATATCAGATGCTGTTTATAATTGTCTAAGAGCAGGAGAAAGATATGACGTAAGCTTTAAAAATCCTTTTGGATACTTTTCTCAAATCTCTTGGAATGCATTTATCCTCAATATCAAATCTATGAAAAAACGCACAAGTATAATGGTAAATATAAATCATTTGGATAATCTTGATGGTTGTGATGATGCAGTTGGAGAGTAATAAATGAATGTTGCAATCATAAATGACATTCACATGGGTATTAAGAGAGGTTCTGAAATTTTTCTACAATCTCAATTAAAGTTTTTTAGAAATCAATTTATACCAGAATTAATTAAAAGAAAAATTGATACTATAATTATTCCAGGTGATTTTTTTGATAATAGAATTGCTTTAGATAATAAAATTTTAACACATATTTTAGATCTTTTTGATAATGAATTTAAAAACTTTCAGATTCATATTCTTGTAGGAAATCATGATTCATATTTAGAAAGTTCTATTCATATTAATTCTTTAAGAGTATTTGAATTTTATAAGAATGTGAAAATTTATGAAAAAAATGAATCTATAACTTTAGGAAATCGAAAGATCTTTATGTGTCCTTGGATTACTGATAATAAAGTTTTCTTAGAAGAATTAGAAACTTTAGAAAATCATGATCTCTGTTTTGGACATTTTAACTTTTCAAATTTTCTAATGCATAAAGATCAAGAATCAGATCATGGACTTTCTCCAGAACTCTTCTACAAAAAGTTTAAGAAAACCATCTCAGGACACTTTCATACAAGATCTTCTAAAAAAGTAGGAGAGTCTGAAATCATTTATCCAGGAAACCCATTTCATTTTACTAGAAGCGATATAGATGATGAAAGAGGATTTTCTATACTAAATTTGGATACGCTTGATTTAGAGTTTATAGAAAATAGAGAGTCTATAAAGTTTGTAAAATACTATTATCCACAACAATTAGAAGAAAAAGATATTCGTAATAATCATGTAGATATATATGTAAAGATAGATCAAAGTCTAAACGAACAAGAAGTAGATGCTTATTTTGAAAGACTAGAAAAATTTGAACCAGCATTTCCTTTGAATAAGAAGACCATAAATATGTTAAATGGTGATGCTCCTGTAGAAATGTCTGCTACTTCAGGTAGAGAATTAATTGAACAATATGTATTACAACAGGCGATAGAAAATAAACAAGATATTTTAGAATTGTTATTTGAACTCCATGATGATTGTAAGAACGCTTTTTGAGGTGAATTTATGGGAAAGTATCCAGTAAAGACAGAAGAAGATATTGAGAAAAAAGAATTTGCTAATATGGTTGCTTCTAAATTGATTGAAAAAATTCAGAAGATAGCTAAAGACAAAGATCTAAATGAAGTAAAAGATTTTAGAAAAATAATGAGAATAATTAAAAAAGAGGAAAAGTTGAATGAACCTGAATGATTATAAAAAATCTATAGATGAAATTAAAAATCAAAATGTTGAAGTTGTAAGATCACAAAATCAATCTAATTATGTTTCTGTAAAAAAGAATATTCTATTATCTTATGTATCTGATGCAACTGGTTGTGGTCATATTAGAAACATTTTTCCTATGACTTATCTTAATGCTATTTTTGGAAAAGAACAACAAGTTATGCCAATTATTTCTCCAATTTTTATTTGGCAAGAAGATATCCTAGCAAGAACTAAATCAATTTTATTCCAAAGACAAATGGCTCCAGAACATTATAATCTAATCTTAAGATATAAAGAACTCCAACCAAAGTATGGATTCAAAATGGTTTATGATATAGATGATTTTATTTGGGGACATAATGAGAAACAAGGTGGAGATAAAGAAGATGGTGTTCCTTCTTATAACTTTGGATGGCATGGTATTACAGAACCAGTTAAAAAGTATTCTGTAGAAATTATGAAACTTATGGACAAGATTACTGTAACGAGCGAATATCTTAGATTCTATATTAATAAAGTTCTTGATGTAAATGTTCCCGTAGAAATTGTTCCAAATGCTATTCCTATGTATTTTTGGGGAAATACTAAGAGAAAACAAATTAAGAAACCTATCACAAAACCAAGAATTGTTTATACAGGTTCACCAACACATTATTCCAATCAAGAAAGACTTTTAGGAGATTTTGAAAATGCATATAAAGAATTTATTATCAAAAACGTACTTGAGAATAAAATTGAATTTGTTGTTATGGGGGATTGTCCTTGGTTTTTTGAAGGAATCAAAGACAAAATTCAAGTAATCGGTTGGTTAAATTCTTATCAATATCATCTTGGTGTAAAAGCTATTAATGCAGATTTTGCTATCGGACCTCTTGTAAGAAACAATTTCAATTACTCTAAATCTTATATCAAGTATCAAGAAATGTGTGCTATCGGGATTCCTTTCATTGGTTCTGTATTCACAAATGGAAAACCTTCTCCTTATGATATTTGTGAATTAAAAGTTACTGATAATTGCAAAGTAGAAGATTTAGAAAAAATTGTATTCGGACTTTCTAATAATCTAGATGAATATAATAATGTCATGAAGAAACAATATGACTGGATGGATCGTTCTGGTGGTTATCTAGAATCTCCAAAATATGTTCAAATGCTTTTAGATAATTACTTCTAAGAGAGATTCTAAAAGACTGAGAGATTAATTTTTCTCAGTCTCTTTTCAAAAAGGATTTAAAATGGCGAGAAAAAAGAAAGAACAGTATCCAATAGGTCTTTGTGGAACATTTTTCTCTACAGAGTTTTTAGAAGAATTGAAAGCAGAAGTTTTAGAAGAAGTAAATGACAAAATTGAACTAAAAGCTTTCTATAATGAATTCATAGGAAAATTTGATTTTAAAGATTATGAACATGTTAGAAACTTTGTCATGATCCATTCTAAAAATGTAAAATTCTATGATGATGAAGAAATTGAAGATGGTTATTTCATTGGTGTTAATATCTTTGACACTCCTGAACAATTTTCTATCAAAAGAATTAAAATAGATGTTAGAAATGTCATGGAACAAATAGGATTAATGTACAAAGATGAAGATCCAGAAACTATTCAACTCATTCCTCAAATCATTGAAATCTAATTTAGAATTTGTTTGGAAATATGTTTGGTCATACCTTTCTGCTAAATTTGGACCAAGAACAGATTTCAAAACTTATCTAGAAAGAATGAATAAATGTAATGAATGTAAATGGAAAATTGAAAAAGAAAATTTATCATATTGTAAAAGTTGTTTCTGTCCTACATCAAAAACATTTCCCGATTCGATTCTTTGGAATAAATGCAGAATGAAAAACGCAAAATGTCCTAGAAAACTTTGGGATAAATAATTCTAAAAGAGGATTATTATGAAAACTTCTGAAATACAAAAAGATATTGTTAACATTTCTAAAGATCATATGAAGAAGAAAATGAAAGCTATTCATATTGGAGATCTTCTGGATGGATTGCTTAAAAAATATGGGATTAAAAGATTTGAAGATGAGGGTTCTGATTTTAAAGATCGATTTTCTGATATTATTGATTCTATGAAAACATCAGGAATTATTAAAGAAGTTCCAATAGGACATATTGTTGTTATTCCTGGTGGTGAAACACTTATAAAAGAATCTAGAACATTTTCAGAACATTTAAAATTTTTAGTTGAAGGAAAATTAAACGAATCAGTTTCTAAGGATTTTGATCCAGATGTAAAGGAAGTTCTAGAAGAGTTACCATATATTACTTTTAATAAGGATGCTTTAGGAAAAACAGCAATTGCTAAACTAGATGATGTAAAACGAGTTGGAACTTATTCTTGTAATATCTATCCAAATTCTGAAAAAGATATTGCTGTAACTATTTCTCTCAAGCCAGTTGATTCTAATAAGATTGTAACTCTTTCAGAAAGATTAATTAATACTGAAGATGTTGCTTGGGAAAAGAACTTTAAGAAATTCATCAACGAAGCAAGAAAAATCGTAGAGAAATTATCTGAACTAAATCAAGCAGACTAATCAGAAATTTAATCTTACATCTTAATTAAATTTATAAACCTCTTGACATTCCTGATTAAATATTGGATAATCAGATTAATGAAAGAGGTTTAAATGTCTTTAACAGATAATTGGAAAAAAATATTAGATAGAAATAATAAATAGTTATATGCTCATCTATCGTTTCTCTTTGATGGTTGGGTAAGGAATGAAATAGTATCCTAGAGAAACTACCTAACCATTGGAGAAATGATATGTCAATCAAAAAAGACGACTGAAAAATTCATTGAAGAAGCTATGATCGTACATGGTGATAAGTATAATTATGATTTGGTTGAATATGTAGATTGTAATGAAAAAGTTAAAATTGTGTGTAATGAATGTAAAACTATATTTCAACAAATTCCATCGGCGCATTTGGCAGGAAACGGATGTAAAACGTGTTCTTATGTTAAACGTGGAAAGGATAGAACGAAAACAACAGAAATGTTTATTGAAAAATCAAAAGAAATCTTTGGTGGCTTATATGATTACTCATTAACAAATTATGTTGGAGATAAAATTAAATTGATATTGATTTGTAATAAATGTGCAAATGAATTTTCCATACGTCCAAATAGTCATATATCAAGTCTTCAAGGTTGCCCAATATGTAAATTATCTCATGGAGAATTATTAACATTTAATACTTTAAAAGAGTTTGATGTAAAATTTGAAAGACAATATAAAAATGAAAATTGTAGAGGAAGTCATTATAAATTACCATTTGATTTTTCAATATATAAAAATGAAGAATTAATTGGTTTAATCGAATATCAAGGAAAGCAACATTTTATTGTTGGTGGATGGGGTGGAAAGAAATATAAAGAAAAGAACGAACAAAATTTTATAAATGTGCAAAGAAATGATAATATAAAAAAGACTTGGTGTGAAAATAATAATATACCATTACTTTTATTAAATTATAAAGAAGATAAGAAATTAAAAGAAAATGTTAGAAAATTTTTAATAGAAATCGGAGCAATAAAAGATGAATATTCAGGAAAAATATAGAAAACTTTTAAACAAAAATAATAGAATATTAAACGTCTCTCACCTTGATTTGGACGGTGTGGGTTGTTCGATAGTTCTTCAAAACATTTATAAAAACATAGAATTCAAGTCTTTAAAATATGGTGATGTAGATGAATTTTTAAAAACCGTAAATTTCAAAAATTATGATTGTGTTATTTTAACAGATATATCTCCAGAACATATAGAAACTTTTGATTTGTCTGATAAAATTTTCTTATTAGACCATCACGAAACGGCTGTCAAATATCACTGTCCAGAAAAGAATAGGCTAATTAATACAAAAAATTCAGCATCAGTTTTTGTGAAAGAGTTTTTTGAAAAGTTATTTAATCTAGATTTTTATTATTTAAATGATCTAATTTCTATAATAGATGATTTTGATTTATGGAAACTTCAAGACCCAAGATCAAAATTTTTTAATGAACTTTATTTTAAAATGTATGAATCAGATTTTCGTCGTAGGTTTGGAAATGGTAATACAAAACTTACTCAAGAAGAAATTGATTATGTATTACAACGAAAGAAAGAGTTTAACAAATTATATGAAAATTTAGATATATATGAATTTGATTCTATAAATGCATGTTTCGTTATATCTACAAATTTTATAAATGATATATGTCACAAACTGATGGAAGAAAAAGGATATCAATTAACTATCTGTATAAATCCTAAATCAAGATCCTGCTCAGTAAGAACCAAAGAAGATTGTCTAGATGTTGGAAAAGTATTGGAAATTTTAGGACTTGGTGCCGGACATAAAAAAAGTGCTGGTTTTAGACTTTTAGAAAACGAAGAACCATCTACAAAAATTGATATGATTGAGAAATACCTTTATTACAATTATGAGGATATTAGAAAATGAGAACGTTTAAAAACATATATTACGACTCTTGGAAAAATAAAATGTATCTTTGGGAATATGACTCGGATACTGATAGAACTGAAATGAAAGAATTTGATCATGAAATTGAATATTATGTTTTAGATAAATCTGGAAAGAGTTCTATAAAAAGTATCTATGGTGATCCTGTAATAAGAAGAGTCACAAAGTCTAAAGATAAATTAAAAGAACTTAAAGAATCTGGGGAAAAATTATTCGAATCAGATCTATCAGAAGAAGTTAAATTTCTACATAAAAGATATGATCCTGAAGAAGATTTATTAGTAGATTATAATAAATTCGTTATAGCAAATATAGATATAGAAATTCAAACAGAAGGAGTATTTCCAAAACCTGAAGAAGCTCTATTTCCAATTAATCTAGTAACAATTCAATTACTAAGAACCGGAGAAATTTATACTCTAGGTCTAAATCCATATACAGGAAATAAATTAGATAAATCTGTAAACTATCTTCATTGTAAGTCCGAAGAACAATTAATCCAAAATCTATGTAAAATATTAAAACATAAAAAAGTCACCTCTATCACTGGTTGGAACACAAGTGGGGAACTGGGTGGTTTTGATATTCCTTATATAGTAAATCGTATTGAAAGACTTAATCTAGATTGTTCATTATCACCTATGAATAAACATATTAAAAAATATAATGGTGATATAGAAATTCCTGGTATTGCAGATTTTGATTTACTAAAACTTTATAAGAAATATACATATGTAAATCAACCATCATATTCTCTAAACTATATTGGACTCTTAGAAGTAAATGAAGGAAAGTTAGACACAGAAGGTTCTATTCAAGACTTATGGAAAAGAGATTGGAATTTATTTGTAGAGTATAATATTCAAGACGTTTTACTAGTTTCTAAAATTGAAAAGAAAAAGAAATTAATAGAACAAGCAATTAACTTCTATACTCTTACTAGAACCCCTCCAAATAAAGTTTGTTCTACTGTGGCTGTCGCTGAAGGATATATTAAAAAATTCTTGATGAGAAGAAATTTAGTAATACCAAATAGAAAAGAAATTACTACAAATGAAAAAATCAAAGGAGCTTTCGTATCAGCTATTCCAGGTTTCTATCTATACTCAATTAATATAGATGCTACAAGTCTTTATCCTTCTTTAATGAGACAATTTAATATCAGTCCAGAAACTCAAAGACTCTATCCAAAAGATATTGAAGGACTTATTAAAACAAATATGGATGGGCTTTATTTCACAAAAGAACAAGGTATCATTCCAGAAATTGTTACAGAAATGTTTAACCTAAGAAAGTATCACAAAGAATTAGCATCAAAATATGAATTAGAAGGAAATGTAGAAAAATTTGAATATCATGATTCACAACAATTAATTTTCAAAATTTTCATCAATTCAATCTATGGGGCTTTTCTAGAAAAAAGTTTTCATTTCTTTGATATTAATAATGGTTCTTGTATTACATCAATGGGAAGAGAGATTATTCAATATGTTGCAAAAAATGTAAATAATTTTCTTATAAATGAATTTCCTACATTTGCAAAACAACATTATCCTAACTTTAAAAATAGTATCACAAAAAAGAATAAAATTTCGGTAATTGATACGGATTCAAATTATATTAATCTTGAAGAAATTTTTATATCATGTAATACTGGTTTAGATTTTCTACATTTCGTGTTAGACTTTGAGGAAAAAATCCTGCAACCTTTCTTGAATAAAATCATGAAAGAATTTGCTGAAAAATATGATACAGAAAATCTTATCCAATTCAAAAGAGAAAAAATAATTCTAAAACAATATGTGCAATGTAAAAAGAAATACATAACACAAATTATAGCAAATGAAAAGAAAATATATAAAGAACCTATAGTGAAAATTACCGGAATCGAACTTAATAAATCTGATCTCTGTAAATTCTCTAAAGATAGTCTTGGGAAACTTTGTGAAATAATGTTCCAAGGAGAAAGACCAAATAAACAAAATATGCTAAATCATATCAGAAAAGCCTTTAATGAATTCAAAACTCATAATATATCCCAAATAGCTACCCCAAAAGGCGTTAAAGATTATGATGCATATAGTATAGAACTTGATCAATCTTATTCAAATTTCAAACCACATACACCAATTCATAATAGAGCTTCCATCATATATAACCAAACTATAAAAGATAATAATCTACCTTACATGGAAATCTTTAATGGAACTAAATTGAAATATATCTACACAAAAGAAAATAATAAGTATAAATCAAATATCATAGGATTTATAGGAAACTATCCAAAAGAATTTGAATCAATCTTTACTATAGACTATGAAGAACAATTCAACACACAGTATCTAAATATCGCCCAAAGATTCTTCGATACTCTAGGTTTTGGACAAGTTACCCTAAAAGATTCTAAACTATTGAGGCTAATTGAAGAGGAATAAATATAGTTGATCTCCGAAAAATTTGTAAAGATCATTTCTAAAAATCATAATAAAACATAAAGGAAAAATATGGCAAAAGAAAAAGTATTAGGAAACAATTTGAATAAAGCTTCAAATTTGATGGAAAGATTATTAAAAAATAGTACACTAAAACATGCTGCAAGACTTGATGAATCTGAAATATTAAATGAAATTCCGGCAGTCCCAACAAGAATTCCGATGTTAAATTTGGCACTTAATGGACGAATTGATGGTGGAATCGAACGTGGACTTACAATGTTAGCAGGTCCATCTAAAAGTTTCAAGACAAGTTTTTCACTAGAAATGATTTCAGCATATCTAAAAGCAAAACCAAACGCAGTCTGTTTATTTTTTGATGGCGAATTCGGTGCAAAGAAATCATATTTTGAACAATTTGATGTACCAACCCATAAAGTTCTCCACTTACCGTTCGAAAATATTGAGGAATTAAAATTCGAGATGGCAAATCAGTTAACAAATGTAGAATTAGGAGAAGATGTTATATGTTTTGTGGATAGTATTGGTAATGCTGCTTCAAAAAAAGAAGTCGAAGATAGCATTGATCAAAAGTCTGTTGCCGACCTTTCAAGAGCAAAATCACTTGCTAGTTTGTTTAGAATTATTACTCCAAAGTTATATCTTAAAAGAATTCCTTGTATTATTGTTAATCATACAATGAAGACGATGGATTTTTATCCGGTCGATTTGCCGAAAGGTGGAAATGGAGGCATCTATAGTTCGAATACTATTTGGTTAATTGGTAAAAATAAACTTAAAGAAAAAGAAGAACATACTGGTTATAAATTTCTAATCAAGATGTATAAGAGTAGAGATATTAAAGATAATGCCATGTTTCCAATTACTGTAAGATTTGAAGGTGGTATTGCTAAATGGTCTGGATTAGATGAATTAGCATTACAATTAGGTATTATTGAAAAATGTAAAGAAGGAAGATCATCTGCATATCAATATCAATCAATTGGTGGAGAAATTTTTAAGGTTTTAGAAAAGGATGTGGATGTTGATGATGCATTTTGGGAAAGAATTTTTAAGGAAACAGATTTTCAATATAGAGTAGAATGCTTATATCAGTTTGGAAAACACTCTGAAGATAAAGTTCATTTTGATTCTTCTGAAGTTGATGAAATTATTAAAAATGCTGTAGTAATTGATTTGAATAAACCAGACTAAAATATTTCTGTTATGGGTTCTATAAAAATTAAAAATAGAACCCATAACAGATCTTAAAAATAATTAAAGACTTATCGGATAAATTAAATTTCTAAAGGTCTTGACTCTTGAAATTAAAGATTGTAAGATATGTATATAAGAGGTGCGATAAGTGCAAGAAGAATTTACGAAAGCATTATATGAGAAGTTATTAATTCAGTACATGTTTAATAATGAGAGAGTTCGAGAAAAGTTAGTTCCATTTTTAGATAGTTCTGTATTTTTTTATCAAATGAATTCTCAGGTTATTGAAAGTATTTTAGGATTTATGAAGAGTCATGAGCATTTTCCTAGAATTAATGAGATGAAGTTATATATAAAGTCTAATGAATTATATGATCATTTGATGGAAATTATGAACACTGATTCTTCCGAATATGATGAGGAATTTATTTTAGGAGAGTTAGAGGAATTTTATAGAAAGAGTTTGATTTCAAAAGTTATTATAGAATCTAGAGAGAAGTTAAATAAAGATTCTAATGAGATGCAGGATTTACCAGATGAGTTATTGAATGCATTATCATTTACTTTTGATACTAACATTGGAACTTCTTTAATAGATGATGAAGATAAGTTTTTTGAAGCTTTACATAATAAAGAAAATTTCATTCCTACAAACATTAGAACATTAGATAGATTAATTGACGGCGGATGTCATGAGAAAACTTTGAATGGAATTTTAGCTGGAACTGGAGTAGGAAAGAGTTTGGCATTATGTTCTTTAGCATGTAATTTTCTTTTACAGAATAAGAATGTTTTATATATTACTTTAGAAATGAGTGAGCAGAAGATTCAAGAAAGAATTTTAGCTAACTTATTTGATATTGAAATTTCATCTTTGAAGAATCTTTCTAGAAATCAATATAAAGAATATTACAAAGCTTTAAAGAATCGTATCAAAGCAAATTTACATATTGTAGAGTATCCTGAGAAAACAATTTCCGCAAATAGAATTGATGCTATTGTTAAAGAATTCCAAACAAAGAAGAATGTAAAGTTTGATGTTTGTGTAGTAGATTATATGGCATTGATGTGTACAAATACTAAAATGAGAGACGTAAATTCTTATCATGAGTTAGGATTAATTTCACAAGAATTGAGAGGATGTGCTAAAAAACATTCTTTTCCAATATGGACGGCCTACCAAAGTAATCGAGATGCGCTAAACAAGGTAGAAATCGAAATAAATAGCATCGCGGAAAGCTCAAAAATTCTTCATACATTAGATTTATTATTTGCATTAACTTCTTCGGATGAATTAAGAGAAGCTGGAAAATATAAAGCATCAATTTTGAAGAATAGATATGGTACACCGAATTTTTCATTTTATGTTGGAGTAGATTATCCGAAAATGAGGATATTTGATTTAGAAGATGAATTAAGTAAGCAAGAAATTTACAAGCCAAAATCAGTTGTAGATGAAGCTGCTGTAGAGGTTTTGAAAACGATGCAATCAAATGTAAATGAAAAAAGAAAGAAAATTACAGGAATAGAATAGGAAAACTTTAAGGAACAATTATGGACAATTTAACAGAATTTTATCAACCATCTCTTACACCAAAACGTGAGAACAATTTCGAAAAGAATACAGAAAATGAAATAGTAAGATCTGTATTGAAAACTAGATTTTTCACAAAGCTTTCTTTAGAAAATTTAGATTTAGATATTGTGGCTAATGGTAAGAGAAATCGGAATGAGCAGTTTCATAGGTTTAATTTATTCATTAAGATGATGTATGAGAACCATAGATTTTTAATGCATGATATGGTACAATTTTTAGAGGAAGATTGGTTTGATTATAAGTCAGTTTTACAATGTTTGAATGAAGAGAATTATTTCATTTTAAGAGAAGAGTTACAGATAAAGTATCATAGAAAGCAGAAGAGAAGCAAATTAGAATTATTGATTGAGGAAGAATGACAGAAGCTAAATTAGATCATTTTTACTTATTCTATACTAAAGTCAAGAAAGCTTTGGATGGATATAAAGTAAAATGGGAATTTCAAAAAGGAATTGCTGGAAAAAGAAGTATTCCGTGGATTGTCAAAAAGCTTACGGAATTCTATGCATGTTACAGATCTAATCATTTTACAGAACTAGATTTTCAAATTTATTTCTTAGAGTCTATCATAAAGAATGAGAAATTTTTAGAAAATTGTAATCTATGGAATGTTAGGGATGTAAAGAAAGTATCGAGAATAGAAATGACCGAAATGATTGTAAAAGATCAAGAATTCATTTTGAAAGTGTCTAAAGGTTCAGGTGTTAAAGACCCTCAGATATTTTTCGATATAAATAATAATGGAGAGAGTTTGATATCTTCTTTTTACGAGAAGGGATTAATTTCAATCCATTTTTTGGTAAAGTATTGTATGTACTTTATTGAATCAGAAAACGAGACAGAAAAACACAAAAAAATCGTAAAAATTTCTAAAATCATAAAAGAAATATTACAAAACTACAAGGAAAACTAATCATGGCAGTAAGAAAAATTAATTGGGAAAATGTTGCAAGTGAAATGTCAAATGTTGGTAAGAAGCCTGCTTTCGAGAAGAAGGTTGATGCAAATTTGTATAAGTACAGGGCGAAGAATGGAGAATCTACAGTTCTTCTAAGATTTCTTCCCGCTCCTGTAGATGATATTGAACTTCCTTACGCAGAAGTATTTCATCACTCATATGAAGCAAATGGAAAGCTTCTTTTAGAAAAGTGTCCTCAATCTATGTCTAAGACTAATAAGTGTCCTATTTGTGAATATGGAACGAAGCTTTGGAAGAATGGTGATAAGGAAGATGCTAAGAACTTTTTCCATCAAGTTTCATATTATGTAAATGTTCTTATTATCAATGACATCAATACTCCTGAAAATAATGGAAAGATTTTTGTACTAAAGCTTGGTAAGGGTTTATTCAAGAAGCTTAAGGATAAGATGGCTCCTTCAGATGAGGATGTCGCGATGGGTGCAGTTGCTGTAAACGTTTTCGACTATGAAGAAGGATGTAATTTCAAGCTTAAGATTGCTGAAAAGAAGATCACTAATAGAAAAGGAGATCAAATTACTGTTCCAAATTATGATGGTTCAACTTGGGTAGAAACTCCTACAAAGATTGGAATTGATCCTAAGAAGCCTTTTACCGAACAAGAAATTGATGAAAAGATTGAAAAGAATCTTATTCCTCTCAAGCCTTATATTTTCGATGGTCAGAAGGAATATAGTGCTCTCCAGGAACGTTTAAACAGGGTTCTAGGGCGTTCTGATGAGTCGGTTGAACATTCTGATGGGTTTGAAAAGACTATGGCTCAGGGAAGCTCTGATAAGTACGCAGCGACCAATGAAGACGACGACAAGGAATTTCTGAAGAACCTTTTGGGAGGATAATTTAGAAATTTAATTTTTCGAAAGCTCTGGAGAAATCTGGAGCTTTTTTAATTTTAATTTGAGAAATGCTTGACAAAACAAATTAAAGGTGTTATTATAAGTTTATGTTAGAACAAGATCCAGAAATTTTATTAAGGTTTGTAGAAAGAGCTATAGAATCTTTTGATACAAATGCTCATCATTCTAGAAATTATATAAATTTTAAGTGTAATTGTTGTGGTGAAAATAATAGAAGAGATAAGAAAGCATATGTTTTAAAAAATAGTTATAAACATAATGATAGGATTACGATATATTGTCATAAAGCAAGTTGTATATTAAATTCTGGAAAGTCTGGACAAAATTGGTTGAAAGAATTTTTTCCACAAATGTATTCAGAATATCGCAGAGAATCTTTTCTAAACTTTTGTGAAAAATCTCCTAAGAAACAAACTGTAAAATATGTAGAAAAAAAGATTGAAGAAAAAGATGATGTTAAATTTTTCGTTCCTATTCTAAAAGGTGAAGGAGAATTATTTCAAACTGCTATAGAATATTGTGTTTCTAGAAAGCTATCTGAAAATGTTTGGAAGAAATTTTTTGTAGCAACTGGTGGATTTTTTCAAGGAAGATTGATTATACCTTTTCTAGATGCTGAAGATAAAATTTATTATTATCAAGGAAGAACTTTATTAAACTCTAAACCAAAATATTTAAATAGAAGAGTTGGGGATAAGGCTATATATAACATTTTCAATATAGATAAAAGTCTTCCTGTAATTATTGTAGAAGGTCCGATTGATTCATCCTTTGTAAAAAATTCTATAGCTATTGTAGGATTGATTGGGAAGAGAATGTCTGAAAATGTTTATGAACAGATTAAAGACTTGAAGAAATTTTATATGTTAGATAATGATGAAGAGGGTAAGAAAAACTCTATTCAATTATTACAAAATGGCGAGAGAGTTTTTAATTGGTCTAGATTCTTAAAAGATCATGAAATTGTTGGTAAGATTAAAGATGTAAATGATTTTATATTAGCTTCTGGAAAAGAGTTTTTAGAATTTAAAGATTTAGAAAAATATTTCACGAATGATTATATAGATGTTATATATTTCAAATGAGGTTTTCATGAAAAATTTTGAAGAAAGTGTTTTAGGAAATGTTTTGTTATTTCCAGTTATGATAGGTTTGTTAATTTTGTTTTGGATTTTTTCATGATCTTTACAAGCAACTTTTCTAAAAATGGTAATAATGAAAATGCTGTAGCTATCTGTGGTAAGTCTCCAGAATTTTATAAAGGAAAAGAATATAAGAAACTTGCTCCGAAATATTGGTTCTTCAAAAAATATAAAGAAGATCATGACGAGGATTTCTATATTAAACATTATTACGCAGAAGTATTATCACAATTAGATCCTAAAAAAGTTTATGAAGAACTTGATGGAAAGATTTTATTATGTTATGAAAAAGAAACAGATTTTTGTCATAGATTTTTAGTAGCAGATTGGTTGGAATATAATTTAGGAATTAAGGTGGAGGAAATATGATATTTTATAAATGTTCATGTGGTTATCTTATTAGTGAAAAAGAATTTTATTCTGCAAATTTTGATTATGAATGTCCTAAATGTAAACGTTCATCATTAAGTATGTTCCATAGAGTTTCAATTGAGGTAAAACCTAATGAAGAAGAATAAACCTAATAAAGAACATATATTAAAACTTATTGATTTTATGTATTGTGAAATGTGTTCTTCTGGTGGCGATGGTGATGGGATTTGGTATACAAGATATTATTGTTTAGAAGATATTTTTGAAATAGTTAAAGAGTATAATACAAATTTGAAGTTTCCAATGGAAGTAAATTTCGAAAATAATATGATTCATTTTGGTCAAGGTGAAGAATGGATTATTATAACAAATGATGAAAATGTTTATAATGAATCTCCTGAATGGATTCAAATTAAAATAAAGTATTGAGATGAAACCTAGAAAACCAAGAACTACAGGATCAAGTTTAAGATTTGAATTAGGACATCAATTTGGAAGAGAAGATATTGGAATCGATTCTCCAGCAAATTCTAAATTGACTAAAAGATTATTAGAAGGTCTTTGCTTAGGTTGTGGTAAAAAGATTTGTAAATGTAAGTCTAAAGGAAATATAAAATGTTAGTGAAAGATTTAATAGAATATTTAAAAAATTTCGATCCAGAATTTGAAGTTTTTATTGAAAAAGATTTTGCATCATTTACTTTTAATGTTGAGGAAATTGTAATTCATGCAAATAGTAGAAATAATCCAAACTAAAGAAATTGGTTTAACTGATGGAAAGTATGATACAGAAAATTCTTTGTTGAATGTGTTTACCAAAAATGGATATATAAACGTTACTTTGAAAGAAATAGTTTTTATAGATTGGTTGGAAGATTTAACAAAAGATGAATTGAAACAATATATTAAATTAAA